AAGAAGCTGCACTGGATACTGGAAAAGCTGTTTATCTGCCAACTGGTACATACCTAATCAATACCAAGCTCAAACTTGGAGCAGACGGTCAGATTGTTTATGGCGATGGCACAGGCAATGTCAACGAACCAGCTCGAACAATTATCAAGTGGACTGGTGCACTTGGTGGAACCATGATTTCAGTGAGCAATGGAATCACTGAGAATTGGCAGAACTGCACAATCCGCGATATGTGGTTCAATGGAAATTCACTTGCTACCACTGCTGTTCAAGGTTATGACGGTGCAATTTCTGGTGGAGCTTGGAGGAATCGATACGTTAATTTGACAGTCAGTGGACTCACTGGTGTCAACAACACTGCATTTGATTTTGGTGGTGGCGCATTTCCTAATTTTGCGCACGATCCAGAGATCACAGGTTGTATGGTGATTGGAGCAGCGCGTGGTGTAATTTGTGCTGGCGCAGTTACTCGCGTCATCAATACCACATTTTCATTGTGCACTGACGCAATTGTGGGTCTTGGCGGTTCTGCTTGGACATTCACTAATTGTGTATTTAGTCAGTCTGGTGATGTTGACTTTGATGGAACGAACACTCAACTCGTTCAATTTAACGGTTGCTGGTTTGAAGATAGCGTGAACGGCGTATATCGTGCATCAGCATCACAAGGTGCTGTCGGATTTTTTGGTTGTTACTTGCAAACAAAATCTACCAATACGACCAAATTGATGGACATGGGCAACGCTGCCGGTGATTTCGTTATCAAGGGATGTTATGTTCCAGCATCATCTGGTTCGTCACTTGTCATCAATGTCAATGGAAACTATGACTACGATGTGTTGGCAAGCAATGTTACGATTCAGCCAGGATACCGATCAAGAACTTCAAATTTCACTCGGTCAGATAATGGCGCATTTGCAGCAGGTTTGGCCGGAGACATCACCAACGCAACTGGTGATGGCACAACAGTTTCATTAAATGCAAATGCATTTATTGAAGAATACGACACAAGCAGTTTATTAAATGCTGCCACAGGTGTATTTACTGCTACCTTGTTTGGTTACTACCAATTTTCTGGGTCTGTTGCACTTGGCAACGTTGCTTCTGGTCATACGTCTGCGTATTTCCGCTTAGTAACATCTACTGATACATACTTGTTTGGCTCAACAAACCCAGGCGCTGTGCGCACTGGAGGAGTTGACCCAAACTATGTTTTCTTGCAAGGCACAATCACTGTCGGTATGCTTCCAAATGATACTGCATACATTCAAGTTGTAGTCGCTGGCTCCACAAAAACAGTCTCTGTATTGTCTGGAAGTACAGGAGACGATTGGCGTACTCGGTTCGAGGGTCGAATGATCTAATGAACGTCACGAGAAAATAAACAAACTCAAAGGATATTTACCATGCTAAAGACAATACAGAGGATTGATGGGCCTGCATTCAGTACTTTTCAGGGTGTATCACAGTCCCTGAATAGTGGTGCATACACAAAATTAACATTTGATACAGAAGAATTTGATACCAACTCAAGTTTCAGCACTGCACTTTCAAGATTTCAGCCAACGGTTGCTGGTTACTACCAAGTCAATGCACAGGTCGCTTTCAATGCGCTTATCAGTACCACCAACATCATAGGTTTATTCAAAAATGGTTCTGAATACAAGCGTGGAAATAGATTGCAGGCGGTTGGAAGTAATACATATCTTGTTGTCAGTTCATTAATCTACATGAACGGAAGCACAGATTACTTGGAAGTCTTTGCACTTCAAAACTCAGGTGGTGCTATTTCTCTTGAAGTCAGTGGTGCTTTGATTGCAAACGTAAACACATATTTCAACGGTTTTTTAGTGAGGTTGCCATGAGATTGATCGAAAAAATCAAAAGTATTTATCCTGAACTCAAGGATTCTGATTTCATACCAGGAGTTGGAAAAATCATCATTGCTGATAACTCTGATGGATTAGGAGAGTACATTCTTTCTTGGGAAAGAAACGAACTTGAAAAACCAACTGATGAACAACTGAAAGGAATCTGACATGTCTACCAATTCACAAATCGCATTTACCCCGCAAGGCAATACTGTTGTAATTGCAGCGGCAGATACAGCACCTACAGGTGTACAGGCGCTTACTTTAGCCAAGTTTGAAGCACAGGCTACTGGACAATACCGCATCATTAATAGCGGCTCTGTAACGGTGTTTTTAGGCGTTGGTGCAAGTGCAAGCGAAGCTCAGGCTAATGCCGTGGCACCAGTTGCAGGTACACCATCTAGCGCTATTGTATTGGTTCCAGGCGCGGTAGAGGTGTTACGCTTTAACCCTGCTAGTTACTTTAGCGGTTTAGCGGGGTCAGCGGCGACCGTGTACATTGTGCAGGGGCAAGGGCTATGATTTTAGAAGATGCAATTGACACAGTATCAGAAAAGTTTTTATATGAACCAGACATTACGTTATTGCGTGATGCTTGGTTTGTAATGCAACCTAAAGCAAATGGATTTTATTATGGCGATTGCGAAGATTTTGCGTTAACCGTTTTTTGGTTGATGGCTAATAAAAGCATTGCTACTTTTATTTGGCATTTGGTTTTTACTGGACGTTATGAATTGCATTTTGTAAAATCAAATGGTGCAGAATCAATTAATCATTGTGTTGCATCTATTGCAGATTTATGGTTTGACAATTACACATTTTCTGCAACGTCTAAATTTGATTTTTTTACAAAGACTACTCATGTTTATGGCAATCGCATTAACCGCATTGTTATATTGTCTAAACTTATTGTAGGATTGTTTCAAAAATGAGCGAAGAATTACCACATGAATTTGAAAGGCGTGGAGAAAACCGCGCAGCTAGTCAATGGGTTAGAACGGCATTAACTGAACAGGCTAATAAAATGGACACATTAACCGAAAAAGTAGATGCCTTACATGACACCATGACTAAAGCAACACCCGATGGCAATATTAAAAAACACCATGACGTACATGTAATGTTAAATAAACGCGAAGAATTAGCAAATGAACGTAAAAAGTTTTGGCGCACATTTCGTGATGACATTATGAAAAAAGGATTAACAGCAATTGTTGTTTTTATTGCTGCATTGTTTGCACTGGGTAGTCAGGCTAAGTTTAAAGAATGGGTGCAAGCTGCTAGTATTACTACACCAACACCAGCGCCAGCTATAACCGAGGTTAAAAAATGAGTTTACAAGCCCATTGGATTATTAGGCTTGGAGGATGGTTTAGTTTTGTATGCACGCTGTTTTTAGGCGTTATTGTTTACATTACAACTACATCATCAACACCATTTACTACATCTGATAGCGTTACTATGGTAACTAAAAAAGATGGTAACAATATATTGGTTGAAAGCCGGGGTTTTGTTGGTTCAGATATATCTGAGCTAACCATCTATCGTACTTTGCACCGGCAATACAACGGCGGCCAAAGCGTAGCAGTTGAAGGCGGCGTAATAGTTAACCAAGTAGGGGATTATGTCGTATTGCGGTCTATTATACTGCCACCACACATGACGGGCGCATGGTGCAGCAATACAGTGGTTTATTGGCGGCCTACGCTGTCTTTGGCGCAGCATAGTGCAAAGCTACCTGATTTATGTTTTGAGGTGCCTGAGAATGATTAAATACGTTATTGCTTATTTTCTATCCGTTGGGTTTGCATATGGGCAAACTGTAAAAATTGTTACTGAGGATTTTCCACCTTTTCAAACTTTGCATAATGGCGTGATACAAGGGCCGATGTACACCATATTAAAATCGATATGCAAAGAAGCAAAGCTAAATTGTGAATTTAGTTTATTGCCTTGGAAAGATGCTTATAAACAGGCTGTTGATGGTGAAGCCGATGTAGTGTTTTCTATTTTGCTAGAAGTGCCAGAGCGTGCAGAATTGTTTTATCTATCACCATCTATTGTAAACACCAGCTATAGCTTTTTTGTTACATCGCGTAACCCGTGGCAATATGGCGGAGTGTCTACGCTTGATGGTATGACCGTTGGCGCATATGGGCCAAGTGGCACCAGCATTGTCGCCAAAGAAGTAGCAGACAAACGTATTGCTATGGGGTTTGATGGCTTTAATTTAGTAATTGAACCTAGCATTGTTGCCAGTTACCAGCATTTAATCACTGGCAAATACGGTGCTAATGGCGCAGTTGTGGTTAATAAAGATGTTGGTTTAGCATTGCTTAAAAAGCATTCAATTATCGGACCAAGAGTTGCCGGAGACATTAAACAGATTACCTATGGTTTTGGTGTTAGCAAAAAAAGCAAATACAAGGATTTATACGCTCGCATGGTAGATGCTTTGCGCCGGTTGCAATTGCGCGGCGAGGTATTAGACACTTTAAGGTTTTACAATTTAAAGGCTTCGCCTTGAAAGGTTTTATATGTTTGGTTTAGATGCACTGTTAACCGTCGGTGGAAAACTTATTGATAAGTTAATCCCTGACCCTGAAGCTAAAGCTAAAGCGCAAATGGAGCTTGCTGTAATGGCTCAGGATGGCGAGTTAGCAAAAATGGCTAACGATACCAAGCTATTTGAGATTGAGCATACAGCCGTATCAGACCGATGGAAGGCTGACATGGCTAGTGATAGTTGGCTATCTAAAAATATACGCCCTATGGCTCTTATAGCTATCTTTGTAGCGTATTTTCTATTTACATTTATGTCGGCATATGGTTACAACGCGCAAGAATCTTATGTGCAGTTGCTAGGCCAGTGGGGGCAGATTATATTTTTGGCCTATTTTGGCGGTCGTACAGTGGAAAAACTGGCAGATATGAGAACTAAAAAATGAAGTTAAGCGAAAACTTTACATTGCTTGAATTGATAAAAAGCGATATTGCTTTACGCAACAATTTAGACAATACACCAACACAGGGAATATTGCAAAATCTGCGAGAATTGGTTATTAACGTATTGCAACCAATACGCGAGCACTACGAAAAACCGGTAAAGATAAGCAGTGGCTACCGTGGAGAAGCGCTTAATAAGTTTGCTGGCGGATCTAAAACATCAGATCACATGCAAGGCTTTGCAGCGGATATTGAAGTGCCAGGTATTTCTAATTATGATTTAGCAGAATGGATACAAGCCAATCTAAAGTTTACGCAGGTAATTTTAGAATTTTACATTATGGGAAATCCGCATAGCGGCTGGGTACATGTATCGTATGACCCTAAAAGCCTAAAAAATCAGGCTTTAACCGCTATTAAGAAAGATGGTAAGACTATCTATCTTACCGGCTTAGTTGCGTAGGAAAAAATGCAGATATTGTTACAGGTGCAACCTCACGCAAGATTGCTAGCACTTCAACAGCAATATACCGATGCTCTTTTTGGGTCGATTCATGAAGTCTGCTTTGTAGATAGTGAATCCAGCTACGCATATTGCCGTTCATATACATACGGGAAGTGGTCAATCCTTCGGGCAGTAACGCCCTAGCCTGTTCTTTAGCAATACCTTGATCTAATGCCCATTGGTAAGCGGTATGCGCTTCTTTCAATATGGTTTGTTGGACTAGTTCCCATGTTTGAGTTAGATCATAGTCATCAGTTGCAATACTATTTTGACGGTTCTTAGTATCCTGCAATCGACACTCACGTAACTGCGCATCGGGCAAACTATCAACGTTTGCATACCTTTGGCTAAACTCTTGAAAATTAAATGACTTGTGGCGCAGAATCTGTCGGCCAATATCGCGGGTTGTCGTAATTTCGACGCAAGCGTTAGCCATCTCGAAAGGCGATACGTGGCCTTCCCGCATCATGTATTTTAGCAACCCATCGATGTTGGGATTCTTCTGATTGTCTGGATTAGATACCCGCGCAATCTCTGCAATCATTGCATCTGCGTCGGGAGTAGCCCATATTAGTTTGACGTTATTTGAAGTCATCAGCACCCTTTAAAAGATTTTCAATCAAACTTGCTGCCATTGCTATGTCACACGCAAGGTTCAGGTTTGATGTAGTTTTTGCATGTTCTTGCAACCGTGTAATTAGGTCTGATAAAGCAATAAAACCTGCATATTCAAGAGCTGGTTTGTAGTTCATAGTGTTACCACCACGGCTATAGCTACAGCACCTACGGCACCTAAAGCTACTAAAAAACTATAGAACCAATCCATAGTTGTTTGTACATAATAAAAATCGTCGTTCATTTTTTAGTCCTTTCAATCTCAATTAATGTTTCGTCGGCCATTGCGTAGGCTATGGCTACAATGTCAAAATTAAACCGCTTTGCATAACGTGGTAACAATTCAATCACCGCTTCAACCGCTAATTTATCTCTATCTGTCATTAAGATAGGTTCCATTAAATCACTTTTCACAATGCAATCACTTTCACGTCATGCGGCAAATTTTTGCCTTTAAAAATTTCTAAAATACGTTTTTCTGTTTGCCGATGGCAATGCACCATGTCTCTGTGTGAGACCATATCAAGCATGCTTGCATAGTCCTCTATCACGGCTCTAACCGCTTGAATGCCAGCAGCATCTAAACGTATGTTACCGCCGGCCATATGCCTCTGTCCGGCTTTAGCCAGGGCTGCAATGGCATCATTAAGTAACCCGCTAGCATCATCACATACGCGCATTGCAACTAACGTCTCCATTAAATTGATGGCATCGCTTACAACTTGCCAGTCTCTTATTTTTGGTTCTGCATCCTTCTCCATAGCATTTAACCCATTTAGCATCTGGGTTAATTGTGACGTTCGCATTGCTTGCGGCATTGGTTGAGTTGGACTAGCCATAAGTTCATCCAAAAAACTATACACACTGCTAGGCCGTTTTCTTCGTTTTGTCATTGCGTTTCTTCCAACATCTTGCGCATAACCAGCGCGTTTGTCCTATAAAAATCCCACCTTCAGGGACACGTTTTGTCTCGCATTTTTCGCAAAGCATTAAAGGTCTATTGCTACCGAGCATTTAGTTTCCATTTCTATAAGCAAATCTAAATAATGGCGCGCTTTGCGTAAATCTTCAATTCCACCTTTATCACGCCACCGGACAACGTATTTAATTACGTTACCTTCCATGTAGCTGATTTTGTTACCATGTATAAATTCAATAGGTTGAATTTTTAACTTGCGGTAATGATCTCCACCGACCTGAGTTTGTTTAATCATATTGCTCTGGTTTCATTTAAAATCTTAGTTGCCAATTTTTGGTCACGTACAAACTTACGTTGTTTTTTATAATTGCTAACACAAATTCCATCTTCAAAATAAAGCGTACCTGTAATTGCATCCATAAAATAAACCTTTTTAGGGTCTATCCATTTTTTTAATTCTTTTTGAGTTTCAATCAGGCGTGGAGTTGCAATTTTCACTTTGGCAAATGCTCTTCCATCAGCAACGTACAATTCTTTTTTGTTTGGCCATTGTGAATTTTTAAGATAACGCTGGCTGGCTATCATGCAATAAACAGCCTTTGCGCATGGTCCCTCTGGATTAATGTCTATTTCATACATTTTGCAAACCTTGCTTAATGTAAGCAATAATTTGACCTGCAACGGTGCGGCTGTTTTTAGCAGCCTCCACCTTGAGCGCATCTAACATATCCTTTGTCATACGCATGCTAAAAAACTTATCTTTAATCACTTGGTTCCTTTATCGTTTGTAAGAATTGCTGAATTTGCATCTTAGCATCCTCAGCACCTTTGCAAACTATAACACACATTGCAACACTTTCAAGGTACTTTTTAACGTTTTTTTGTTCGAGGCTTACAACTCCACCTTTAATGCGCTTCATCTCAACCCACAAACGCCAAGCTGGGATAAATAGATCGGGTATGCCTTTAGTGACACCCTCGACCTTGAGCGCGGCTGCTGTAGTGATGCTGCGAGCACCACCGTTAGGTATGGCAAAGATAAGCACATCAGGATAAGTGCGTCTAAACCATTGCACAAACATAGATTGTTCGTAATGCTCGCTTGGTACTTTATCAAGCATGGGCTAAGTCCCACACGCTAGATACGCGTTTAAAACGTGCAGGTTGAGGTACATATACATCTTGCAATTCCATCGGTTTAGCAATGATCTCTTTCCAGTTGGCTGTTAGCGTGTAAAGCAGGTTTGCATCTTTGTGCATCAGGCCATAGCTGATAGCGCGCTTTAGGTATGTATGAACATGCTTTTCACATGCCATGCCATATGCGGCAGTTATGGCCTGATATTTTGCAGGTTGTACAGTTTCCAATGCTTTGCAAATAGCAAGCATCTTGTTGTTGCGTTTGATAGTCAAAATGGTATCTCCTCAGTCCACAGGTCACACACGCCTACAGTGCGAGTAAACAACTCCGGCGGCTCTTGGTTAAATTCCAAACACATGCCATTCTGCTGGTAGCTTTCGCACGTATGGCACACTTTGGGCGGGCTTTGGCGTATTTGTTGGCGGTACAACGTTACGATTTCAGGCTCTTGCGTTCGCATTAAAAAGTCCTTTTCATTACTGTAAAAAATTTACCTTCGCTTTTATATTCAATAGCGGCTGGGGCATTGGCTAGGTTTAAAACATTGGCATGTTGCTGAATGTCGGCTATTGAGTAGTCAAGCGTGGCACCGGATTGATCTGCTAACACAGCTAGCAAACGCCTTGCTTTTTCACCGGCGTAGCCATCGTGCATGACCGTTAAATACTCTGTTACAGGCGTATCTGACAGCGCGCCATAGTAAGTAACTGCGAGCATCTCTTTACCGCTTGCACGGCTGATATGCTTGCGCCATTGCCATGCTGTAACATCAAGGTCAACACCCTCTATGCCCATGATGTCTAGGTTATGCAGCTTTAACGCTGGCTTTTCGATCTCTGGAAAAGCAGCACCACAGGCGGGGCATATCTTACAGCTAATATGGACAATTTCTTGACACTGTTCGCAAACTTTAACCGGCGCTTCGCCTATCTTGTCGCCTTTTTTCGGTGGCGGCTTTACGGCTGTAATTGGGCCATGCTGGTCAACTACACCGGCAAAGTCCAACACCATGCAATCTGTTTTACCGTCTGCAATGCGCAAACCTCGGCCTGCCATTTGCACATACAGACCTGGCGACATTGTGGGGCGCATCATGGCAATTAGATCAATACTAGGATGGTCAAATCCGGTAGTCAGCACATTGGCATTAGTTAAGGCCTTAATCTTACCTGCTTTAAAATCAGCAAGTATGCGCGCACGTTCAGCGGCTGGCGTATCACCAACAACGCAGGCCGATGTAATGCCATGCGCGTTTAAAACCTCTTGCACATGGCGCGCATGGTCAACACCACTGCAGAAAAACAACCATGATTTGCGATCACCGGCTAACCGGATTACTTCGCTCACAATAGATTGATTTTTGTCATTAGTATCAACCGCGGCTTGCAACTCTGATTCAATGTATTCACCGCCTCGCTTATGTACACCCTCAGTTGATAGTTTGGTCTTGGTTATCTTGCTTCGCAGTTTTGATAAATATCCTTTAAAAATTAGCTCCTCAATGCTCACCGGCTCGATCAATGCGCTAAACAAAGCAGGCGCATCAGTGATTAAACCATGGCCTAAGCGGTACGGCGTGGCAGTTAAGCCAACTACTCGCAATGCTGGATTAATGGCTTGTAAGGCCGCTAATAGCGTTCTATATCCGCCCTCATCTTTGTGGCTAACAAGATGGCACTCATCAATAATCACAATGTCAACATGGCCTATTTCAGCGGCGCGTTTAGCCACCGATTGAATGCCTGCAAAGGTTATCGGTTCGCCTAGTTCTTTACAACGCAAACCAGAGCTATAAATCCCCATTGGCGCGTTAGGCCAATGTTGGCGCATTTTTTCAGCATTTTGCTGTATCAGCTCTTTCACATGCGTTAACATCAAAATGCGCTGATCTGGGTACTCTTGCAAAATACCCTTGCACAGCGCGGCCACAATGTGCGACTTACCGGCACCAGTTGGCAGTACTAAACATGGGTTGCCATCGTTACCCGCTGCAAACCATGCGTATAGCTGGTCTATAGCACGTTGTTGGTATTCTCTAAGCATTTAACAATCTCCAAGCGGTAGCTGCACACAATGGCACTTGTCCGTTACCAATGGCTTTAAGTCTGTCCACCCTAGCGGCCACCCCATCAGCCACTCTACCCACATCGGGTTCAGTTTCCCACCAACTTGATTCGCCAATGTCGGAGTATTCCGATTGGCTTCGCTGGGTGCATTTGTCTCCTTTGCATTGTGCGCGGTCGGTGTTGGCCAATTGTGCATATTGCTTACTTGATCTCGTAAATTCGCTGGTTTGCTTCGCCCTGGCCTTGCTTGAGTTGCTTCCTTGTGTAGCGCCTTTTCTGACTTCGGGGGCAATTTGTCCATTGTTGTTGGAGTTGCCCACAATCCATATACGCTTTCTTTGGTGCGGCGCTCCAACATCGGAAGCTCCAATAATAATCCATTTACAGTCATACCCGTTTTTGGTAAGGTCTGCAATAACTCTTGTTCCTCCGCGAGTAGTGAGCATTGGACTGTTTTCCACGAATGCGTATCTGGGTCGTACTTCGCTAATAATCCGTGCCATGTGTGTCCACATTCCGCTACGCTTTCCGTCAAGTCCTTTTCCTTTTCCTGCTGCGCTAATGTCTTGGCATGGAAACCCGCCAGATACAACATCAACAATTCCTCTCCAAGGTTTTCCGTCAAAGGTTTGTACGTCATCCCAAATCGGGAAAGGCGGGAAAAAGCCGTCATTTTGTCGGGCGCACAATACGCTAGCTGGGTATGGTGCCCATTCAACTGCGCAGACTGTTCGCCATCCAAGGAGTTTTCCTCCGAGTATTCCTCCACCAGAGCCTGCGAATAAAGCCAACTCATTTAAATGCTCCTTATGCATGATATTTAACTTGCCGATTAGCGCGGCGCAGGGCTTCGAATCGGGTGCAACCATGCGCTCGGTACATCTTATAAAAACGATACAACATAATCATTTTGCTAACTCCAAAAGTTGCGCGGAACTGTAAACGCCTTCTACTGGTTCGCCATTGGCATATTCAACGCCATTGATTAGGTACACGGCAACCATGTCGTTAGGGCTTTCAAGACGTTTCCACGGCACCATATCAGGATGCATAACATGGCTATCACATCCTGCAACTTGCGCGTCAGTAGGGACTACAGAATCCCATTTTGCACAGTGCATAGTGCTATCTGGTAATGGTGTAATGTGCGCGCAGGTGCGGCAATTGACTTGCTTGGTGGTTTTCGAGCCGTGGCAAAAATCATGCCCTGCACACATCTTGCATTGATACCATGTAGGGTCAGTGCTGCATGGTGCAGGTATGTAATCGGACATTGTTACCCGGTGGCCTTTAGCTATGGCCTTTTCTGCATGCTCTGAATCGTAGTGGATGCGTTCAGTGTAAATTCGATCATCATCTTTGCAAACGGCGACATACAAGGCGCGGTCTAGCTTTAGGCCGTGCATGTAAACCTGCATCTGGGTGTAGTGCATCGGCTTAGATTTTTGTACGGCGTTTTTGTCCAAATCATCAAATGATTTTTTGCTATGTGTCTTAAACTCTACAACGTGTTCAGTCTTTAATGCACCTGGCACATTAGATGCAATTCCGTCAATTGAACCGCTAACGTGCGAGCCAAAGTCCACTCGATGTTGTTCGCTGTGTACGTTTACACCGATTGCTTTTAGGTCTTGCACAATGGTTGCTTCTTCCATTTGACCTCGGCGAAACAGGCGCTTAATGCGACCGGGATGCTGTTCTAGCACTGCCCAGCGAAACGATAGCCAGAGCCAACGCTCGCAATGATGGCCTAACGTAGAGGCGCCAAGGTGGGCGCGTGGGGATTCAATCTTTGCAGCGTGGTAGCTGTCAATCAGGTTTGTAATTGAGTTTGTAGATTCAGGGATAGTGCTCATTTTAGAATAATCCTTGTTGATTGTTGTTACATGCATCATTGATGTTTTGTACTGCTAATTCAAAATATTGCGGCTTTAGCTCAGTTCCTATAAATTTACGATTCATCTTTACGGCGCAATAACCTTCGCTGCCAATACCTGTAAATGGTGAAAACACTACATCGCCGGGATTAGTCCATAAATGAATGCAACGTTCAATCACATCCAATTGCAACGGGCACATATGCTTCTCATCGTTTTCGTTACGTGCTGGCAGTTTGTTTAATGTTCGGCTTTGGTTAATGTCATCCCAAATAGGGCTAGCGTATTTTTGCCACATAGCTACTGGCAAATCATCGCCATGCTTAACTCTATCTTCACAATCGCCAGGCTTGCGCATTGTCACAACGTAATCAGAGGGCTTGGTGTTGCTGTGCAACTAAGGCGATAAGGTATTCCTTGCGCCGAATCAATAATTAGTTGGCGTGTTTTTCCGGTATGCGATTTAAGAATAGAAGATTCATCTAATACCAATCCATGCAATTCTGCAAAGTTGATAGCATCCATGCGCTCATAGTTTGTAATCCATACGCCATTATTCGGTATGTCTTGACCCAATGGCACTCGTTTAACTTCAATGCCAAACTTTGCACCTTCCTCGATTGTTTGTTCGGATACGGCCAAAGGCGCTAAAATTAAAATCTTGCCATTAGTGTGAGCTTGCACCTCATTAGCCCATGCCAATTGCATGATTGTTTTACCAAGTCCAGTATCAGCAAAAATGGCAGAACGTCCACGGCGTACAGCCCAAGAAACAATGGCATGTTGAAAAGGTTTTAAATATTCGTTTAAATTGCTAGGTTGATGGCCTGTAGCAACTTCATCGCGTCTTTTCTGTTTAATAAAGTCTGTATAATCCATATTGGTTTCCTTTCATTGTTTTTATTAGCCCCAGTTTTAACACTGGGGCTTTTTTTTGCTTACTTCTTAGCCCAAGGTGGGGCGGCTTTAGCAGGGGCAGCGGCTGGCGCTGTAGAAGCATTAAACGGCGTAGTAGGCATGGCAGCAGGTACAGCACCGGATAATGCTTTAAATCCTTTAACGTCGTTGCTATCTCCGTATTGTTCATCTCGGCGTATGCTCAACTTGATAGCCAGTTGGCCACCGATAAGCATATCAGTGTCTGTTACCTTGGCCAAACCAGTAGCGCGCATGATCTGGCCTAATTGTTCGCGGCCAATTTCCTCGGCTTTTTGATTCGGGTTTTTAATATTCAGGTTGCCAAATACAACTCTACCTTGCATTGTCGGGCCGGTAACTTGGTATTTGATGGCGATATATTGGCCGTTGCCTGCCTTGGTTGATTTCAACTCAGCACCGGCAATCGTTACGTTGTACCAACCTTCGGGCAGCGGGTCAAAACTGCTGGTTGATACGGGCATATCTGCAACGTTAAACTCTTGATCTAAAAAAGCCATGATGTTATTCCTTGAAAGTAATTGAGAAAGATGTGCGGCCAGGGGTTGAAGTAATAGCACCTAGTAGCGGGGTAGTTATTGAGTTATCAGCCTGTTTCCAAACTGTCGCGTTTATTTCCGGTTTCCATCGGAAAAGTGAACCAAGATGATCTGACAAACCGGCTTCAGCGGCCAACTCTTGCAACTTTGCAGCGTCCACCTTTTTGTCAATCCGTCCTACCATCTTGATAATAAAGCCATCGTGCTTAATGGTTTCAGTGCCCTCCAGTACTCCAATTTGTAGAGCTTGTAACATTTGATCTTCCACCTCGCGGCGAGCTTGTACGGCGTTAGCTTCAGCTTGTTTGTACGCCATCCAAGCATCGGCCATTAGTTTTAAATCATCAAAATCAGGCATATAAATTCCTTAAACAAAATCAGTTAAATCAGGGGCAGTCCATCCGTCCGGCTTGCCAATCTTGCCACCGCGCAAAATTACAGGCTTACCATCTATTAGCTTTGCATCATTGCTATTAAGTACAGCATCATCAGCATCTTCTTTATTAAAACCTGCAAAATAAGCAATACCATTACCAGTCACTTCGATGTCGCAAAGCGCATCTAAAGCATCAACACGCAAATGGCTGGGAATATAAACAAAGTTTTCACGGTTTTTTAATTTGTTTGCAAACCACACCAGATCAGTAATGCTGCGCTCTAGCAAACGTGCATAACCGTCCTTGTCGGTGCGTAAACTTGCTAAAAACTCGCATATTTCCTCCAACTGGCATCCAATCTGGACGCTAACGTTTTCCTCTATTTGCTCTTTACCGCAGGCTGCAAGCCAATCAGCGGTACGTTCAAAATTACTCATTATTTAGCACCTCCAATTTTAGAAATAATCACACCAAGATCAGGCGCTTCCCAACTTGACAACTTACCGCTGCGATCTTTAGCCAACCAGAGGCCGTCAGAATCACACATTAGCGCACGCTGGGTGTTACCTTCAGCATCCTTCTCTACTCGCAAAGCTAGCACCTCATCGAAAAAATAGGGCAATGCTTGGCCTGTTTTATTACCTGGCATAGATGGGCTGTACAGTACGCGCCCCATTTCATCTTGGGTTTTTTCCAACTTTGCAGTCATAAGCACATGCTTTGGCAGGTCACGAAAGGCGCGGATAATATCGGCCATCTGTTCCTGCATAGCACCATATGCGGCGCGTGGGTCTTTGTTTACCTTTTTTTCATGGTTCAGGCACACTTCAGCAACTTCGGATGCAGAATCAAGCACTACGCTTGCAAAGTCTGAATTTAGCGCATATGTGTATGCTTCGCGCAGGTCTGCCATGCTACTAATTTCAATGTATGGCAAGTCTGCATCTTGAATGCTAAGCAGGCCACCTTCGGCACTTAAAACAATAGGGTTTGGCATTGTTTTAATTAACGTAGTCTTACCAGCACCAGCGGCACCGTAAACAAGTAATTTAACACCATTGGCACTAAGGCCGCTGGTACGTTTTAGATTGATAGCCATTTGGCTCTCCTTTTTTACAACCTTCTGGAGATCAGTTCGTTGCATGGCTGAATTGTAGCATACAATATGGCGCATAAGCAAACTTTTTCACACTTTTTTTAAAGAGGACATCATGACACTGGATGAGATTAAACAAAACCTGCAAGATAGGAACCTTAAAGCGGTAGCTTTAAATACAGGCGTAAGCCCTCACACACTGTATAGATTAGTGCGCGGCATGGTTACACCCCACCCATCAACTTTGCAGGTAATTAGCAGCTACTTAAAGGCATCACATGGCTGATATATCGCACATATTGGGCGGGTCATGGGAACCTACACAAAAATACGTTAAAAGCTGTGAAGATCAGCTACGTGATGCAATGCTAGACCGTGGCATTACACCACCACCAGACCTATCTATAGATGGCAAATTGCACAGGTTTCGCAGTGGCACCAAAGGCGAAGGCGGTCACGATAAGTCCGGCTGGTATGTAATTTATGGCGATGGCATACCATCGGGACAATTTGGAGATTGGCGCACTGGCGAGGCTATCAATTTCAGAGCTGACATTGGCCGTGATTTAAGCATGGCAGAGCAATTGACCAACACACGCCGGCAGGCCGAAGCTAAAGCCATGCGCGAAGCTGAGTTAAAGATAACACGGCAGGCGGCTGAAAACACCGTAGAAAAGATATGGGTTGAAGGCGGTATAGCAAGCGCACAGCATCCATACCTGACCCGTAAAGGCATACAGCCACACGGCGCAAGAGTAACCGGAGACGGGCGTTTAATCGTACCGCTTTACGGCATAGATAACAAACTTAGCAGCTTGCAATATATCGATGAATCAGGCGGTAAGTTGTATCACTCAGGCGGTCAAGCTGGGGGCAAATTTTGGATGATTGGCACGTTAGACGAGCCTGGCACGTTATACGTTGGCGAAGGCTTCGCAACCGCGGCCACTATCCATGAGATTACTAAGCGGCCATGTGTAGTGGCTTACAGTGCAAGCAGTTTGCCGTCAGTCGTGCAAGCATGGCGCGAGAAGCTAGGCGTAACGCAAGAGATTGTTATCGTAGCTGATAACGATAGCCATGGCGTAGGCCAAAAGTATGCTGACCAAGCCAGTGCCAAATATGGGGCGCGGGTTGTAATGCCACCAATTGTAGGTATGGATGCAAATGATTACTTAGTAGCAGGCCATGATTTAGCGGCATTGCTTAATCCACCAGCTAGCGATTGGCTAATTCAAGCCGATGATTTTTGCGCACAACCATCACCCATTAGCTGGCTTGTAAAGAACTGGATACAGGCGCAGGCTCTTGTTATGGTGCATGGCCCATCTGGAGGCGGTAAAACGTTTGCAGTGCTAGATTGGTGTTTACGCATTGCCAGTGGCGGCGGCTTATGGATGGATAAGCACAAAGTAAAGGCCGGCGGGATTGTGTACCTAGCAGGTGAAGGCCATCATGGTTTACGCGGTCGTGTAGCGGCATGGAAGCAGGCGCACGGCGTTAAAAAGTTAAATATGTGGCTAAGCAAAGACGGATGCGATTTAAACACACCAGAAGGTTATTTACGTGTTGTAACAAATATCAGGGCATTGCCTAACGTTCCAGAGATCATAACGGTTGACACATTGCATAGATTTTTATTGGGCGATGAGAATAGCTCGCAGGATGCCAAAACCATGCTAGACGCATGCGCAGGCTTGATGCGTGAGTTTAATTGCACCGTGATACTTGTACACCATACCGGCGTATCAGACGAGGCGCAGCATAGGGCGCGCGGGTCTAGTGCGTGGCGTGGGGCATTAGACATTGAGATTAGCATCGTACCAAGCAAAGACGATAAGCCGATGGAGATCGTACAACGTAAGTCTAAAGATGCAGAGATGGCAGAGCCGATTTACGCCAATCTTGAAACCGTGGAGATTATCGGCTGGATAGATGAAGATGGCCATGTTGTAACCAGTGCAGTGCTTGTTGAGGCTCAGGCACCAGCCAAAGCCAATAAAAAAGAATCAAAATTTAGCTCTGAGGCGCGTGTGCTCGAAAATGCTTGGTGGTCAACAAAAGCAGAAACACGATAACAAAAACAACCTAAAAAAACCCTTTACAACCCTAATCAATATGCTATATAATAAGTTTAGGGTAGTTAAAGGCGGCAAAAATTTCGTAAACTACCCTACCCTACCCATACTCCTATACCCCCAGTTAGTGAAACTGGGGTAAAGGTGAAAGGTAGGAGGGTCGTTCGGTAATGCGGTCAACTTTGGAGCAACTATGAATTGGGAAAAAAACGGGTCAAGGCCCTATATCAGCGAAAGCGGTTTAAAAAATCATTTGGAAAAACAAGGGTACTCAGCAAGCAAAATTCGCAAGGCGGTTGACCCGTCAAATGGCGATGGACTGATCGGAGGTTTGCTTCAAGCAAACATGATTGAAACATTTGAGCATGGCTGGATTGTCATTGACGACACATGGGCCAGCGCAATGATGGTGAGTAAGCATGGGGCGTCAGAATGAATCAAAAATCCTTTTATAAGCTATGCCTTTATTTTGGCGCTTTTCCAGATAGCACAAACTTTACTGTTAAACGTGATGATTTTGTGAAGTGGATGGAGAGTCAAGGTTATGCAGAGCGCACAATTAACAACCATGCAGCCCCGTCAAGACCAGGAGGAATCATCAACCAACTTATGGAAGATGGCCTTATTGAAGATGGCGGAGTTAAGCGATGGAACGTCCCATGCGTACAAAAGCTTAATGCACAAAAGCCACGCATTAAAAAACCATCAATAAAGATGTTTGCAGGTAATCCACCAGATGGTGATGGCTGGATTACTAGCACTAGGCTTGATGATGAGAATGAATTAGGCATTGAATGGCGGTTGTTTCGCAAAGAATATGCGCCAAATTGCAATAACCTAAAAGTTGTGGCTATTGGTAAGCGCGTTCCTCACAAAGCAAATTACTGGCTTTCATCAAAAAACGGAAAATTACTTATGACTAAAAATGCCGTGCTACTTAAACAACACCGGCCTGATATTTTTGATAATCTTAGCGAAGATTTAGAGGATTTATGAAGCACCACCAAGAAACCTTTAACTTTGCAACATGGAAATATGAAATACAATAAACCAATGAACACGAAAACACACACATCAAAAGCGCGGCCAATTGAAGATAAGCAAGCAATAGCTGCAAACGTTTTTAATTGCATGCGCAGTGGTATGAGTGCATACAAGGCTTGCGTAGCCTCTGGCGTGCCTCAGAGCACGTTTAATCATTGGTTGAATGATGACGCAACCATGGCGGTAGAATATGCGCGCGCGAGGGAAGACTTGCAAGAATTGATAGCCTCGCAAATCATGGAGATTGCAGACCAAGCGCCGGCGCTTACTGCGAATGGTAGCGTGGACACTGGGGCGGTGCAAAAACAAAAGCTACAGATTGATACACGGCGCTGGCTATTGTCCAAGCTGGCACCTAAGAAGTACGGCGATAAACTGGAGGTGTCCGGAGATGCGGCAAATCCAATTGCAATACAGCGCATTGAGCGAGTGATCGTAAAATAATTTTAACTTTTCTTTGTTATTGCTTGCAATTGTGTTTTTTAGTGATACAATAGAGACATCAACAACGAAGGATAGCAAAATGCACATGCCACACACAATACAAACTAACATGACAATCATTGGCACAGGTGCCGATGGCTGCGATTTGCGCACATGGAACGAAGGTAAAAAAACATTTGAAGAGCGTTACGAATACTTCCCAACCAGCCTTGGTTACAAAATCGGTTTGATTGTGGTGGTAGAAATCACAGCATAACAACAACCCGGCCAGAGATGGCCGGTAACTAAACGAAATAAAAAGGTAACAAAATGACAACACTTGAACAAGCAGCGCGGCAGGCGCTGGAGGCGCTACAACTTTGTGCGAACGGGACAGACGACACAATGCTTACCCGCGATGCACTCGCTGCTCTGCGACAAGCACTTGAGCAACTAAACCAATTCAATCCTGATTGGGCTACGCAGGCCGTGCTAGTCGAAGAGATGCAGCGCATGGCAAAGCGCATAGAGGAACTGGAGACGGCGACGCCACAACCAGACCTGGAATGGGTAGGATTGACGGACGTAGAAATTGGAGATGCACTGATTGATTTGCCTGTTTTGGGCAACGGGTATTTCCTTCGGATTGCCCGCGCTATTGAAGCAAAGTTAAAGGAGAAAAACACATGACAACAATTGAAAACGCAGCGCAAAACGAATATATTGATGCTTGGGCATCAAGCTTAATTAAGCAAAAAGACACTAGCGGATGGTTCTATGAAATTATGCTTTTCATGATGTTTATCATCTGTTTTGGTTTTATTGGTTTTTTAGTGGTAACTTTGTGACAACCCTACAAATTAAAACACCAGCATGGGCAGTGCCTTTGCTGGAGCCTGCACGCTATAAAGGCGCTTATGGTGGCCGTGGCTCTGGCAAATCGCATATGTTCGCAGAGCTGATGATTGAGGCGCACATTATTGATCCTCAAAGCCGGTCGGTGTGTGTACGTGAGGTGCAAAAGTCTTTAGGGCAGTCAGTAAAACGTTTGCTGGAGCTAAAGATACAGGAGCTTAATGCTGGCGCTTACTTTGAGGTGCAGGAAGCCCAGATCAAGGCCAAAAACGGGCAAGGCTTGATTATATTTCAAGGTATGCAGAACCATACCGCTGACTCTATCAAGTCGCTGGAAGGCTATGATAGGGCATGGGTAGAGGAAGCGCAAAGCCTATCACAGCGAAGCCTTGACCTGTTACGGCCAACTATCCGCAAGCCTAACTCTGAAATATGGTTTACGTGGAACCCTAGCCAGGCTACTGATCCGGTCGATGTCCTGCTACGTGGTGCAACTCCACCTAAAGATGCAATCATCTTGCCAGTTAACTACGACAACAACCCGTGGTTTCCTGAAGTGCTTAAAGATGAAATGGAATACGATAAGCGCCGTGACCCAGATAAATACATGCACGTATGGCGTGGTGAATACGTGCGCAACTCAGAAACCCGTGTATTTAAGAACTGGAAAATAGAGGACTTTGAAGCCCCTCGCGATGCACTGCACAGGCTAGGCGCTGACTGGGGCTTTAGCGTTGACCCTACGGTGTTGGTACGCTGTCACATCATTGGGCGCATGCTGTACGTGGACTATGAGGCTTACATGGTGGGTTGCGAGATTACCAGCACACCTGACCTATTTATGACCGTGCCAGAATCGGAGAAATGGCCGCTAATAGCAGACAGCGCACGGCCGGAGACTATCAGCCACATGCGGCGCAATGGGTATCCGAAAATAATGGCGGCAGTTAAAGGGCCTAAGTCTTTAGAGGAAGGCATAGAATGGTTAAAATCATACGATATCATTGTCCATTCACGTTGCATACATACCATTGACGAGCTTACACTTTACAGTTATAAGCAAGACCCATTGACTAATCAGATAATCCCAGTGCTAGAGGACAAACAGAATCACGTTATAGATGCGCTTAGGTATGCGTGCGAAGGTGTGCGCAGGGCAGCAACTAAGAAACCTGATAAAGTCAATCTAATTCCTACTATGAACAAATGGTAATATGAAAAACGAATATAAGCTATCACAGTTGCATCAGAATGCTTTGTCAGAATTTGATAAAATACAAACTGCTATTCGTGACGAGCGCTTGCAATGTTTGCAAGACCGTAGATTTTATTCAATAGCCGGTGCGCAATGGGAAGGGCCATTAGGTGACCAATTTGAGAATAAGCCGCGCTTTGAAGTTAATAAAGTGCATCTTGCAGTTATACGCATCATTAACGAATATCGTAATAACCGCGTCACTGTGGATTTTATTTCCAAAGATGGCACAGCTAATGAGACTTTAGCCGATACATGCCAAGGTCTATACCGTGCCGATGAACAGGATAGCGTGGCTAATGAAGCTTACGATAACGCATTCGAGGAAGCCGTAGGCGGTGGCTTTGGAGCATGGCGTTTACGTACATGTTACGAGGATGAAGAGGATGATGATAATGACCACCAGCGCATACGCATAGAGCCAATCTTTGATGCTGATAGCAGCGTTTATTTTGACCTGCAAAGCAAGCGACAAGACAAGAGCGATGCACAGCATTGCTATGTTATCTATAGCATGACCCGCGATGCCTACGAAGAGCAATACGAGGACAACCCTACAGACTGGCCTAAAGAGGTGCACCAGTACGAATACGATTGGTGCACTCCTGATGTGGTGTTTGTTGCTGAGTATTACAAGATCGAGGAAAAGAGCGAGACTATACGCATCTTTGAAAACTTGGTAGGCGAAGAGGAACGCTACACCGAAGCAGACTTTGCCAATGACGAAAAGCTAGAGGAAACCCTACAGGCCACAGGTAGCCGTGAGATACGTCAAAAAAAGGTTAAGCGTAAGAAGGTGCATAAGTACATCATGTCCGGTGGGCGCATCTTAGAAGATTGTGGCTACATTGCGGGTAAGTGCATACCTATCGTGCCGGTGTACGGCAAACGATGGTTTGTGGACAATGTAGAGCGATGCATGGGACATGTACGCCTGGCTAAAGATGCACAGCGTTTAAAGAATATGCAACTATCCAAACTGGGTGAGCTTAGCGCATTGTCTAGCGTGCAAAAGCCTATCCTAACCCCTGAGCAGATAGCAGGGCATCAGGTGATGTGGGCAGAGGACAACATCAAAAATTATCCATACCTGCTTATCAACCCGATAACCGATGCTAACGGACAAACATTACCAAGTGGCCCGGTTGCTTACTCGCAGTCAGCGGTAATACCACCGGCAATGGGCGCGTTATTTCAAATTACAGAATTGGATATGTCGGAGATACTAGGCAACCCGCAGCAGGGTGAGAAGATGGTTAGCAATATCTCAGGAAAGGCCGTGGAGATGATTCAGCAGCGACTAGATATGCAGACTTTTATCTACATGTCAAACTTTGCTAAGGCCATGAAACGATGTGGAGAGATATGGCTATCCATTGCAAAGGATATTTACGTAGAGGAAGGCCGGCGCATGAAGAAGGTAGGCGGTAATAATGACATTAACAATGTTACGCTTATGAAACCTAAATTGAACCAAGAGAATGGCATGGTAGAGGTAGAAAACGATTTAAGCATGGCTAACTTTGATGTTGTAAGCGATGTCGGGCCATCGAGCGCATCTAAGAAGGCTGCAACTGTACAGGCCATCACTGGCATGATGCAGATTACTCAAGACCCTGAGACATTGCAAGTATTAGGCAGCATGGCAATGCTTAACATGGAAGCCGAAGGCGTGGAAGATGTGCAAGCGTATTTCCGCAACCGTCTAATCAAGATGGGCGTTGTTAAACCAACTGAGGAAGAGACAGCTAAATTGCAAGCAGAGATGCAAGGCCAACAGCCTGACCCTAATGCGCAATACTTAGCAGCCGCCGCAGAGGAAGCACAGGCCAAAGCAGCACAGGCACGGGCTACAGTAATCAAGACATTGGCAGATTCAGAATTAGCCAAAGCTAAGACAATGGAAACCATATCAGGGATTGATTTAAAAGCACAATCTCAGTCATTAGATATGATTGAGAAACTAATTCAACCGCCTAAAGTTATGTAACGAAATATAATTGGATATAATTCAATCAAACGGTATCCATCCAACCGTATAAAGTGGGTGAGTTTAAACGGGGTTTTTTATGTCAGAAACGGTAGAATCAGTAGCCGATGAGGTTATCGAAGCAGCGGAAGATGTTACTAATGATGTGGATAATACCGCAGAATCAGGGCAAACTAACGCAGTAGATGATGATGTTGTCGTAACTATTGGCGAGGAAGCACCACCTCAAGATGAGCCGGCAGCGGCACCGGATTGGGTTAGAGAATTGCGCAAGCAAAATCGGGAAAAAGAAAAGCGCATCAGAGAACTTGAAGCTAAGCTAAACACTACAGCGACTGAGACAAAGCCGGTCGTATTAAGTAAAAAGCCAAAGCTAGAGGATTTTGATTATGACGCTGAAGTATTTGAGTCTGCATTAGATAAATGGTTTGACCAAAAGCGCAAGGTCGAAGATCAAGCGAAAGTGCAAGAAGCTGAAGTTATGACCCAGCAAAAAGCATGGCAGGGCAAACTAGATAACTACAGCAAGGCCAAAGCAGAGCTAAAAGTAAAAGACTACAACGATGCCGAAATGGTGGCGCAGGAACTCTTTAATGTTACTCAGCAAGGCGTTATGCTGCAAGGTGCAGACAATCCCGCATTGGTTATTTATGCGCTAGGCAAAAACCCAATTAAGGCCAAAGAACTGAGCTTAATCACTGACCCCGTAAAGTTTGCATTTGCGGTAGCCAAACTGGAGAAAGACTTGAAAGTTACAAACCGTAAAGCAATACCCGCACCTGAGAAAGTAATCACTAGCAATGGTGGTAAAACCTCTGGCGGTTTAGATTCAACACTTGAGCGGTTGAGAGCTGACGCAGAAAAGACTGGAAACTATACAAAAGTGGTACAGTACAAGAAGCAAAAGCAATCGGCTAAAATTTAATTTTTAATTTGAAAGTAAATCATGGCAAATTCATTTAACAAAGAAGAGCGCGTAGCCTTTGAGAACATCCTTGAAGGTTTTAACGATGCTCTGGTATTGTCGCGCAACGTGTCTATTTATAGCACCGATAGCGTGACTATGGAGCGCACCAATAACACTATCTGGCGGCCACAGCCTTATATTGCCCAGTCTATCAATAGCACCCCCGGCGTGTCTATTTCATCCTCTTACCAGACAATGACCCAGTTGGCAGTCCCTGCAACGCTTGGTTTTTCTAAGACCGTGCCTTGGACTATGACAACCCTAGAGTTGCGTGATAGCTTGCAAGAAGGTCGATTGGGTGATTCAGCCAAGCAAAAGCTAGCCTCTGATATCAATATCGCTATCATGAATGTGGCATCTAGCCAAGGCTCTTTGGTCGTGCCAGTTGCTACCGCATCAGGCGACTATGACGATATCGCATTGTGCGACAGCATCATGAATGAGCAGGGCGTACCTAACTTTGACCGTTACCTAGCCCTTTCAAGCCGCGACTATAACGGTTTAGCTGGCAATCTTGCTGTAGCTACTCGCAGTTTTGGCAATGCTAAATCTGACAAAGCATATGAGCGTTCATACGTTGGTATGGTGGCAGGCTTTGACACTTACAAGATGGATTATGCAAACCGTATCGCTATTGCGGGCGGCGGTGCAACCACCATCAACACCTCCAACGGTTCGCAAGAGTACACCCCTGAAGCCACTAGCACCAGCGTGGGCGGCCAGATCAACGTGGACAACCGCTTCCAAACCGTTACAGTGTCTAACACTGTAGGCGTGGCTGTAGGCGATGCGTTTACCATTGACGGCGTAGAGGCAGTGCATCACATCACTAAGCAGGCTACCGGCCAACTAAAGACCTTCCGCGTGGTTGCTATTGCTTCTGGCACCACTATGGTTATTACCCCACCGATTATCTCGGCAACCACAGCACCAAGTGATGCAGCTTTGCAGTACCAAAACTGCAAGATTGTTACCGGCGCATCTTCCGCACCTTTGAACTGGCTTAACACCGGTGCAAGCAACATTAACTGTTTCTGGCAAAAAGACTCGCTGGAGATTCTGCCCGGCCGTTATGCTGTACCTTCCGACGCTGGCACCGCAGTGATGCGCGCAAGCACTGAGCAAGGTATCGAGCTGGTAATGCAAAAGTTCTACGATATTGACAGCATGACCATTAAATATCGTTTGGATACTCTGTTCGGTGTTGTTAACAAACAGCCCGAAATGTCCGGCATCCTGATTTTTAATCAGTAAGCGGTAAAATAGGAAAGGGGCTTAGGCTCCTTTCCTCATTCATTGGAGTACACCATGCCATTATCTAAAGGCTATAGTCAGAAAACTATTAGCAAAAATATTTCAAAAGAAGTTAAATCAGGCAAGCCACAAAAGCAAGCCGTTGCTATTGCATTAAGCGTGGCAAAAGAAGCTAAAGCCAAGGTCAAAAAGAAATGATATTCCCCGCATTGGTTTATAAAAGCCCGGGCAACTATACGCACCATGCAACCAAAGGTTCTTACGACTGCATAGCAGCTATTGATGCTGATATGTTGGCGGTATGGTTAGAACGCGGTTATCATTTGAGCATTGATAATGCGGTTAAAGCCGCAGGCGATAAGGCTTTCAAAATTAAAAAGGTAACATTAAGCGTAAAGCCTAAAAAGAAAAAAAAGCCTTCTAAGCCGCTAGGTATTGCCAAGCCTGAAAAAGAGGCTGTAATGGCCGATAATGCACCTCCAACACGGGCAGAATTAGAAACCAAAGCTACAGAGTTAGGAATAAAATTCGATGGCCGGTGGAGTGATAAACGTTTACAGCAATACATTGCTAACCAACTGGGGTAAATCATGGGCTATTCAAAGCGTCAATTTATAGCAGCCGCATTCGAGGAGATCGGCCTTGCATCTTATGTCTTTGATCTTAGCCCAGAGCAAATAGAATCTGCATTGCGGCGCTTAGATACAATGATGGCAGAATGGAACGGCAAGGGCATACGCTTAGGCTATCCATTGCCATCTAGTCCACAATATAGCGATGTAAATGCGCAGTCAGATGTACCTGACGCTGCATTTGAAACTATTATCACTAATCTGGCGATACGCATTGCACCTAGTTACGGCAAACAAGTAATGCCAGATACTAAAATCACTGCAAAAAATGCTTACAATACGCTCTTATCGCGTGCAACACTGCCAATGCAAGCGCAATTAGGTCAGTTACCAAGCGGTGCAGGTAATAAGTCATGGCGATATGACAATCCATTCTTAAATCGACCAGTTGACCCAGTGTTGGCTGGCCAAGATGGTGAAATACAGTTTAATTAAGGGACAAAATGCCAACGATTAACCAACTTTCAAGCATTGGCACAGTTCAAGCCGGTGACTTAATCCCCGTTTACGTGCCTAACAATGGCGATGCGCGAAAAATGTCAGTAAGCGCATTGTTGGCTTACTTTCAGCAAACATTTGCAAGCCCCGATGTGTTTACTCAGTTTGTAACACCTGGCACTGGCTTTAATGTGGCTGTAACAAACAACGGTAACAACGGCTGGCTACTGTTACAACCGGCCGGCACGCTGGCCACCGGCACAATCACACTGCCACTAAACACCGTAGCAGCCGATGGACAAGAGTTAACCGTAACCACTACCCAGCAAATTACAGCCGTAACAATTGGCCTAAATGGTGCAACCGCAGTATTCGGCGCACCTACATCATTAGGCGCTGACGACTTTTTCAAACTTAGGTTTTATCAGACCACAAATAGCTGGTACAGAATAGGTTAAATCATGACATTCTTAGCCAAAAAACAGCAAGCACAGTTTGCACTTACAACTACTTTTTACGTAGATGTAGCACCTCTTACCAATAGCGGATGGACTACAGTTTACCGAGTAGATAACGCATTCTCAGTGCCTAAGTTGGTAGTATTGGCTAAGTTCATGCAGCCTACTAAAATAGGGCCATACACTTCTGACATTATTATCCGCATTTTGGCAAGTACCGATGATGTGGAATATAGCGTTGTTGACCCTACACCGGCACCATTACCACCGGCACCAGACCCAACAGCACCACCACCAACATCTACAACACCAACGGCGACCGTAGGTATTAGTTCGGCGGTACAGGCAGAGTTAGACAAAAAAGCACCATTAGACGCTAATGGCAAAGTGCCAATTGCCAATTTGCCTATTGATTTAAATTCGAGCATTGTTGCTGATAAGCACTACACACATAATCAAACTGTAGCAGCAGCAACATGGGCTGTAACGCACAGCATGAGTAAATATCCCGCTGTTATGATTACAGATAGCACGGGAGCAGAGGTTGAGGGGGAAGTTCAATACACGGGGCTTAACACTTTGACAATTAAATTTTCGGCACCATTCGCTGGAAAGGCTTTTTTTAACTAAACCGGAGCGTCTTTTATGACCAAGAAAATCCTAGTCTCTTATGACTTTTCGCAAAATGAAATTCAGAACGCTAAGGTTCAAAACTTAGCCTCTGACCCCAGTTCACCAGTTGCCGGCCAGATTTGGTATAACACCACCACCGGCAAGCTAATGGTTCGTGATGGTTCGGCTAATGTGGACGTTACCGCGCGCGCTAACCATTCAGGCACCCAGTTAGCAGCCACTATCAGCGATTTGGCTAGCGTAGTGCAAGCTACCCGCCTCGATCAGTTCGCAGCCCCTACAGCCGCTGTAAGCGCTAACGGCCAACGGTTGACCGGCGTAGCTGACCCAGTAAGCGCACAGGATGCAGCTACTAAAGGATATGTAGATGCAGCCGTTAACGGTACCGATTGGAAGCAATCAGTACGTGCAGCCACTACCGCTGACATTACATTGTCCGGCCTGCAAACCGTAGATGGCATTAGCTTGGCTAACGGAGACCGCGTATTGGTTAAAAACCAAGCCGCAGTAGAAAACAACGGTTTGTATGCTGCATCCTCGGGCGCATGGGTTCGCACTGAAGATGCAAACTCCAATGCCGAAGTTACAGCCGGTTTGACCGTGATGGTTGAAGAAGGCGTGACTATGGCAGATAGCCAATGGCGTCTTATCACAGATGGCGGGATTACCGTTGGCACCACCGGCCTTGACTTTGCCCAGATCGGCGCAGGTACAACCTACAGCGCTGGTACAGGCATTAGCATTGGTGGCAATACCCTTGCTATTGATACAGGTGTTGTGGCTCGCAAGTTCGCTGCGACTGTCGGAGGCGCTGTTAACAGTGTTGTTAATCATGGTTTTAACAACCTTGACGTAACTGTGCAATGCTACTTTGTCGCAACTGGCGAAAGCGTAGAATGTGATGTTGTGCGTAACAGCGTGAACCAAGTTACTCTTGGCTTCGCAGTTGCCCCAGCCGCAGCTTCTATTCGTGTAGTTGTAACTGGCTAAAATGTAAAGCATATGCCCTCCACAATGCTGGGGGGCATCTTTTAAGGGTTGCCATGTGTATAGATGTTAATGGTTTTATAGTCGGGTTACTACCGGCTGGTAGTGGTGGCGCTGTAGACCCATTGGAGCTTGCAAACACTACACCAACGGCACCCGCAGCGGATAAAGTTAAAGTATTCGGGCGCAAGGTAGGCGGGCGTATGATGCCTGCTTTTATCGGGCCATCAGGTTTAGATTCTAGTTTGCAAGCATCGTTTGCACGTAACAGCATTGCCTTTGCACGGCCAATTGGCAACACTAATACAGTTTCAACCAGTGGCATTATGCTAAGTATGACCGGTTCAGCGCAAACATTAAATGTAGCGCCTACAAACCATCACATGGCAATGAAACATGTAATCTATGCAGCAACAGTTGCAGCGGCTACGGCGGTAGGTGGTTTTTATACTTTGCATCCACAATATTTTAGAGGCGTAGCAAATAGCAAGTTAGGCGGTTTTCATTTTGTATGCAGATTTGGCCCGGGCACATTTGGCACTGCTACAATTGCAGCAGCTAATGCCACACGTCGAGGTTTTTGTGGTTTTACATCATCCGTAGCAAATAATACAGACGTAAACCCGTCAACTATCGCCAATGTGCTAGGCGTAGGATGTGATAATACTGATACTACATATCAGATTATGCACAAAACCGGCACAGGCGCGGTAACAAAGATAAATACAGGTATTGTAAAAAGCGTAGCAGATAACACTGAAGTGTATGAATTAGCTATGTTCTGCGCACCGGGTAAAACTGAGGTGCATTTTGAAGTTACAAACTTAACTACCGGATTCGTGTTTAATCACACAGCAAATACAAATTTACCTGCTGAAACTGCAATGCTAGCCCCACGCGGTTATTATTCAGTCGGCGGTACATCTAGCACTATTGGCTTTGCGTTAATGAGCCTATACATTGAAACTGATTATTAAGGTCTTACATGTCAACCAAGCAATTAAACTTTAAATCTTTGCCAGTTATTGCAGCCGCTGATGGTGCAACTAGCCCAGCGCTTACCGCAAGCGATAAGGGCGCATTGGCCTTTAGCACCACCATTAGCAAGGCGCTTATGTGGGATGGCGCAAAATGGACTAGCGCGGGGCTTAAAGGCGACACAGGGGCTACAGGCGCGGTATCAGCAGCAGATCAAACCAAACTAAACGGCATACAAGCCGGAGCAACTGCAAACGCAACCGACGCGCAATTGCGTGATCGTAGCACCCACACAGGCGCGCAAGCCATCGCAACAGTTACAGGTTTGCAATCTATGCTAGATGGTAAATCATCTACCACGCATACCCACGCTAATGCATCTACTACAGTGGCGGGCTTTATGTCAGACGCTGACAAAACCAAGATAGACGGTATTTCAGCAGGCGCTAACGCTTATGTTCATCCTGCTAACCATCCCGCAAGTGTTATCACTCAGGATGCAAGTAATAGGTTCGTGTCTGACGCAGAGAAAACAGCGTGGAATGCTAAGCAAGCTGCACTTGGGTTCACACCTGTCCAGCAGGGCGGCGGCGCTAACCAAGGCGCAAATAAAATTTATCTCGGGTGGGGCACTGACTCGAAATTGAAGCTGCAAGTTGACGCGACCGATTTTGGCTCCACTTGGCCGGTTAATATTTCATTAAACGCCGCGACCGCTACGGCCTTATCAGTCGGGGCTGACCGTACAAAGCTAGATGGCATTGCGGCAAGCGCAAACAACTACGCTCACCCAGCAACCCATCCCGCAAGTGTTATTGCTCAGGATGCAAGTAACCGATTTGTTACTGATGCTGAGAAAACAGGGTGGGATGCTAAGCAACCGGCAGGAACTTACGCAACGGGCACAGGCACAGCAAGCGGCACAAACACTGGCGACCAGACCACAATTACCGGCAATGCGGGCTCTGCAACTACTCTATCAACTGGTGCCGATCGTACTAAACTTGACGGCATTGCTGCAGGCGCAACCGCCTACGCGCATCCTGCGACCCATCCCGCAAGTGTCATAACTCAGGATGCTAGTAATCGGTTTGTAACCGATACAGAAAAGGCAGCTTGGAATGAAGCAGGTAATAAAGTTAAAATACATGCAACCACTAAAAGCGTTGCAATTGGTACTTTTTCAGGGGGACAGGGCGGCACAAACAATGTGGCTATTGGCTTGCAATCAATGCAAGTAAGTACTACAGGTGGGTATAACTCATGTATTGGACATAATTCATTACAAGCAAATCAAGATGGTGCATACAATACAGCAATTGGCGCAGGAAGTATTCAAAATAATACAACTGGGACTAATAATTCTGCATTAGGTTATTTTGCAAGTAATTCTAATACAACAGGAGGTTATAACGTTGCAATTGGTCCTAATGCACTACGAACAAATAAAACTGGAAACAGCAATGTAGCAATTGGCAGCATGGCTTTATCTGTAGCAATTGGAGAAGGAAGGAATACTGCAATTGGTTCCAACGCATTACAAGACCTTACAACTGGTGTTGCAAATATATGTATAGGAACTAGAGGCTCTACTCCAACAAGTACGCCAGTATTTAATGTAGTTGCACAAAATGACCATGTGGTAATGGGGAGTTCAACAGTCACAAATGCTTACATTAAAGTAGCGTGGACAGTGGTATCCGATGCACGCGATAAGACAAACTTTAAAGCTATTCCGCATGGTTTGGATTTTGTAAAGCAGCTAAAACCTACCGCGTATCAGTTCAGAACCGACCGTGGCAGCGAAAAAACTAACGGCGGCGTGCGGTACGGTTTCAAGGCGCAGGACATTGCAGCCATTGAACCAGAGGCGGTTATAGTTGATATTACTAACCCTGAAAAACTCTATTACAATGAAAGCAATCTGATTCCAATATTGGTTAAAGCTATACAAGAATTGTCGGCTGAAGTTGAACGCTTAAAAAATGCAAATTCAAATACTTAACGGAATTTTTACGGATAGCACGGCAGACATTAAGACTGCCTATCCGGTGAATCTAATACCCGTGCCCATTGATAGCGGTATCAGCAAGGGCTATTTAAGCCCCGCTGAAGGCTTAGTAGCCAATGGTGCAGGCGCTGGTATAGACCGTGGCGGTATTGAGTGGCAGGGCGTTTGTTATCGCGTTATGGGAACTAAGCTGGTAACCGTTGCAAGCAATGGCACAGTTACCACGCTCGGCGATGTTGGCGGCACTGGCTTGGTTACATTTGATTATTCATTTGATCGTTTAGCCATTGCAAGCGGTGGGCGTTTGTACTACTGGAATGGAACGCTAACCCAAGTGACAGACCCAGATTTAGGCACTGTTATTGATTTTTGCTGGGTTGACGGTTATTTCATGACAACCGACGGCGAGTTTTTAATTGTTACAGAGTTAAATGACCCAACACAGATCAACCCGTTAAAGTACGGCAGCTCTGAGGTTGACCCTGACCCAGTTATAGCATTGGTCAAATTGCGCAATGAGGTATATGCCATTAACCGGCATACTATTGAGGTATTTGACAACGTAGGCGGTGATTTATTCCCTTTTCAGCGCATCGATGGCGCTCAGATTCAAAAGGGTGCCATAGGTACATTTGCATGTTGCGTTTACAACGAGTCTATTGCTTACTTAGGCAGCGGTCGCAATGAAGCACCTGGCATCTATTTGGGTGCAAATGCCACAGCGCAAAAAATCAGCACGCAAGAAATAGATGGTTTGCTTTTAACCTACACCGAAGCACAGCTATCTGGCGTAAAGCTAGAATCACGCAACGATAAATCACACCAATACCTTTATGTGCATTTGCCAGATCGGACTATGGTTTACGACATAGCATCTTCGCAAGTGTTCCAAACTCAGGTATGGTTTACGCTAACGAGCGACATTGTAGGCTTTGGCCAGTATCGGGCGCGTAACTTTGTATGGGCATACGACAAATGGCTAATCGGTGACCCTTTGTCTAACTCAGTAGGCTACCTAGACCCCACTATTAGCAGTCACTATGGCGCTAAGGTTCGCTGGGAGTTTGGCACTATGATTGTGTACAACGAAAGCAATGGCGCTATTTTTAACCGGATTGAATTGGTGGCATTAACCGGCCGCGTTGCTTTAGGCAAAGACCCTAGAATCAGCACCAGCTACAGCATAGATGGCATGGTTTGGAGCCAAGAGCGCAGCATAAGCGTAGGCACCATAGGTAACACCGGTAAGCGTTTAGCATGGTTTCAGCAGGGGCATATGCGCAACTGGCGTATTCAGCGATTCAAGGGCGATAGCGATGCATACCTATCGTTTGCACGCCTTGAAGCGCAGCTAGAGCCTTTGGCCTTTTAATCATGGCAACACAAAAGCTAAACCTAACCCGTGACCAGTTAGCAACGTTTTTAAAAAGTCACGAGCAGATAAAACAGTTTGAGCGTTTGTTTCAAATTGTAGAGGAAATAGCACCGTTAACCGATACGGAAGGCATACAGATCAATGCGGAGCAAGCGCAAGCCACGGCTAATACTGCATTGGATTTAATTAGTACAATCTCGCAGGCATTGGCGTTAAACACCGGCGCGGCAGATCAAAAAGCTAATGAGGCCTTAATCAAGATTGAGCAATTGGCGCAAAGCATAGAGATAAACAATTCCATTGCACAAACCAAGGCGCAGCAAGCCTTAGATGCGGTAGCTAAGCTCACACCAATGGTTGAATGGTTAGCACTGGCACCGGCACCTCGGGAATTCAAACGCTCACGCTATGGTGCGTTTTACGATACCACTACGCAAACAGCACCAGCTATAAACACAGCTACACCGATTACATTTAACACTACAAACCTATCAAAAGGTATTTATCTAGGTACACCAGCATCACGCATTTACGTGGATACGCAGGGCATTTATAACGTACAGTTTTCTATTCAATTAGATAAAACCACTGGCGGCGTAGATGAGTTCTTTGTATGGTTTAGACAAAATGGCGTTGATATACCAGATTCATGTAGCCAAGTTAGAATACAAGGTAACAATGCCGAAGTATTGGCAACGGTTAATTATTTTGTAAACATGAAATACCATGATTACATGGAGATAGTGTTTGCAGTAACGGATACAGCAACTAAAATCACATCGTTTCCGGCTACTGCGTTTTCGCCATCTATCCCTGGCATTATTGTTACAATATCCAATAACATCGAAGGCATGATATGACCATCACAGTCAAGGTTTTAGTACCACCAAAGCAGCTAGAAGCTACGCAAACAACGCAATATACGGCTACCAATTGCAGAGCAATTATTGATAAATGCACGGTTACAAATACCAATACAAGTAACATCACGGTTAGCGTTAACTTGGTGACTAGCGGAGGCACGGCAGGTGTAAGCAATTTGATAGTAGATAGCAGATCAATCGTGCCTGATGAAACCTATACATTCCCTGAGCTAGTGGGACAGGTGTTAGAGTCTGCATCATTTATTAGCACCATAGCAAGCTCGGCCACATCACTAACCATGCGGGTTAGCGGTCGTGAGATAACATAAGGGCAGATCATGAATTTAATGACAATAAACGAAATGCCAACTAGAGAAAAAATTCAAAGGTTGCAAGAAACAATGCTACCAATGCAAACAGAGCAACCAGAGCCTCGGCATTTTTTTGCACCAGGTATGTATATGCGAGAATTGGTTGTACCAGCCGGAATGCTAATGGTAGGTAAAATACACAAGCATGCACATTTTCTAATGGTATTAAAAGGCAAAGCCGAAGTTATTAGCGAGTTTGGTAGAATGATAGTGGAAGCAGGCCATCTTTCAGTATCTCCATCTGGAGTAAAACGTGTGGTGTTAGCGTTAGAAGATACTCAGTTTGTTACTGTTCACGTCAATAAAAATGATTCTCAAGATTTAGAAATTATTGAATCTGAGCATATTGAGCCAGAAATTTTATCAATTAACGATAAAGAAAAACAGGAGCATATATTATGACATGGGGAATGGTTGCAATGGCAACAGCTACAGTAATATCAGCAAATAGTGCATCAAAATCGGCAAGCGCACAATCTCAAGCGGCAGGCCAAGCGGCTGATACTCAGGCAGGCGCTGCACAAGCTGGAATAGATGAACAGCGCAGGCAGTTTGATTTAACGCAAAATCTATTGCAACCGTATACGCAAGCAGGTGCACCGGCATTACAGCAACAGCAAGCCTTTTTAGGCTTAGGCGGTGCACCAGCGCAACAGCAAGCCATACAGGGCATTGAACAATCACCAGCTATGCAGGCCATGATGCAACAGGGCGAGAATGCCATGTTGCAAAATGCGTCAGCGACTGGAGGTTTACGTGGTGGTAATATTCAGGGTGCACTAGCCCAATTTAGGCCACAATTGCTAAACCAGCTTATCAATCAGCAATATGAACGCTTAGGAGGTCTAACCAGTTTAGGCCAACAATCAGCGGCAGGCGTAGGTACAGCAGGTATGCAAACCGGTGCAAACATTGCTAACCTTATGGGGCAGCAAGGCGCAGCGCAGGCCGGTGGAATACTAGGACAAGGCAGGGCGCAAGCAATGCAAGCAAACGTACTACCGCAAGCCATTGGGCAATTCGCAGGCATGGGTGGCTTTAATGGTTTTGGCGGTGGCAACGGTGTAACTGGTAATGATTTTAACTTTTCACCAGTTGGCGGCAGCGGTCAGCTATCTTTTTAAGGTTAAAAATGCAACCAATAAACTATAACTTAGATGTTGCAAACCCGTTTCAGGCGGCATTGCAAGGCTATCAAACTGGCGCAGGAATCCAGCAAGTGCAACAAGCACAGCAAGATCAAATGCTAAAGCAGCAACAGCAGCAACAGGCCATGCAAGCGCAACAAAATGAACAAGCGCGGGTTACTGCTATTCATCAAAAATACGCTAATTTTAAAGGGGAAATGACCCCAATGAATGCAATTGAGTTTGCATCTACAATGCCTGCCCCAATGGTAACGGCGCTTAAAGATCAATTTGCAGCACTAGGGGCAGAGGCAGGCAAAAAACAACTAGGGAATATGGCTGGCATTTTGTCTGCTTTAAAAACAAATCCAGATATTGCGCAAAACTTAATTCAGCAAAAAATAGATGCAGCTACTAATAGCGGAAATACGCAAGAAGCGGCATCGTTTAAAGCATTGCAAGACATAGCTAAAACTAACCCAGTGCAAGCATATAACGCTTTAACACCATTAGTGGCAGCACTTGGCAAAGAAGGTCAAGATATGCTAGCGTCTGTATATGGCGCTGAAAAAACAGGCGTAGAAATTCGCAAACTAACGGCTGAAGCTGAACAAAAAGAATTAGAAGCAAAATTTGCGCCACAAATGGCGCAAGCAACATTACAAAAATTATTAACAGATACAGATGTTGCTAAACAAAATGCGCGTGTTAATGCTATAAATGCACAAATATCACGCGAAGGCAATGATTTAAAACGTCAAGAATTACAGTTAAAACTTGATGATGCAAAAAAAACACGAGATTCAATTATTCGTGAAAAAGCAGCAGATATTGAAATAGCACGATCAAGCATGGATAATATGCTTAATACAGCAGATAGAATTTTAGCCACTCCAAAATCAGTAGTTGGGTCAGCGGCTGGACCAGTGTCATCACTTATTCCAACAACATCACAATCAACAGCAGATTTTGAAGCATTAGTTGAAACATTAGGTTCTCAGGCATTTATGGCACAAATACCCAATATAAAAGGAATGGGCGCTTTATCTGATGCAGAGGGTAAAAAATTACAAGCGGCATTGCAAAATTTTAGTTTGAAACAATCGCCAGAACAATTGGTGCGCAATGTAAAAGAAGCGCAACGGTTAATTTTAAAAGCACGTTCAACATTATCAAACCGTTATGGTGTTGAAGAAAGCATGCCAGATAGACCGGCAGCAAGTCAGCGTGGAACACCTACAGCGCCAGCAGCAGGTCAACGTAACGTAACCGTAGATTATTGATATGCCATATTCAATCACTACCAAAGATGGCATTACCATCAACAACATACCTGACGATGTACAGCCAGATTCGGCAGATTTAAAAGCGAGAGTGGCACAAATACGGTCAAGTACATTAGAGCAAGCACCAGCGCAAGAAGTGCAAGAACCTAGCATGATGCAAGACATTGCGGCAGGTGCAGCGCGTGGTTTAGCACCTATAGCCGGTGGTGCAGCATTAGGCGCAGCTATGGGCGCACCTTTGGCCGGTGTTGGCGCAATACCTGGCGCAATAGCTGGCGCAGGTGCAAGCGCATTAGCGCAAATGGTAGGCGACCCAGTTATTAACGCGGTGAACAAACTTACAGGAAGCACGTTTGCAACGCCTACAGAGGCCATTGAAGGCCTACTAACCGCAGCAGGTATGCCAAGGGTACAAACCGAAGCAGGGCGCATTGCACAAACAACGGCGGCCGGTGCAGGTTTAGGCGGAGGCTTTGCGGCGGCAGGTAAAACATTACAGGCCGCAGCAGCATCGCCATTAGGCAAGGCTGTTGGCGGTGCTATTGCAGCGCAACCAGTGGCGCAGGTTACAGGTGGTGCAGGTGCAGGTTTAGCAGGTCAAATGGCGCAAGAATCAGGTGCAGGTACAGGCGGTCAAATTGCAGCTAGTTTGTTAGGCGGTGTAGTCGGTGGAGCATTGCCATTTGCAAAGCAAATAGGTAAAACAGCACAAACAGCAACACAGGCCACAGCACAATCAGCAGCTAAGGCTTTGGCACCACCTCAGGCTGGCATTAGCACCAGCAGGGCATTGGTGCCGGTTAAAGAGTCTTTGCAAAGCATCGGCGCTACTATCAAAGGTAAAATTAGTCCTGAAAAACAGCAAGCCATAAAGCAGCAATTATTGACACAGCCTGATTCAGTGGAAACTGTAGGTTTTAAATTGTCAGGTTCGCAAGTGGTGCCGGATAATTTAGCTAATGAAACCATTAAGCAAGGCTGGAAAGATGGAACCATAGCTAGCATTAAAACGGCTTCAGATGCTGATAAAACAAAAATGCAGCAAATGTTAAACATTTTTAAAATGGGCGAAAAAAGCGAAAAATTCAGAGCTATGAATAGACCTGCTGACATTTTAGGTAAATCAGTAGATAGTCGTGTGCAATTTTTGGTAAACACTAAAAACCAAGCAGGCAAAGAAATAGATCAAATTGCACAAACACAATTAAAAGGACAACCAATTAATTATGACCCTGCAATTAATTCATTTATTGATGATTTAAACCAGTTAGGCGTGCAAGTTGTGATGGATGATAAAGGCGTAGCAAAAGCTGTATTAACCGGCTCTGACATTCAAGGTGACAAAGCAGCGCAACGTATTTTAAACGCAACCTTGGAGCGTTTAAGCACTACTAAGGCACCAGATGCTTATGGTTTACATACGGCCAAACGGTTTATTGACACACAGGTCAGCTATGGTAAAAAAAGTTTAGCATCGCCATTAACTACGCAAGCAGAGCGCACCTTAAAAAATTTACGCAAAAACCTAAACCAAACTTTAGGAGATCAATTTGAAAATTATCGCGTAGCAAATACAAAGTATGCGGATTCAATTACCGCACTTGATGATATGCAAAAAGCGGCAGGCACAAAATTAGATTTTGATTCTCCAAACGCTGATAAAGCTTTTGGCACTGCCATGCGTAAATTGTTAAGCAATTATGGCTCACGCGCTAACATGATTGATGCTTTGGATGAAGTAAACAAAATATCGGCCAAATATGGAATGAAAATAGATGATGATGTAATCAATCAAGTTATTTTTGTAAATGAATTAGATCGTATGTTTGGCGCAGCGGCTGATACATCGTTAAAAGGCCAAGTGGCGCAAAGTTTACGCACAGGCGCAGATATTGCAAGTGGTGGAGCTAAACAACGGGCATTTGAGTTATTGGCCGAAGGTGCAGAGCGTTTACGCGGAGTAAACAAAGAAAACGCCATTAAAGCAATGGAAGAATTGTTGAAGTCAAAACAATCACGCTTATAATCTACCAACTCGGAACCATACACATGAGCGCACTCAGCATACAGCCAACATACCCAATATTTACCGACATTGACGGGCAACCGTTAGAAAATGGCTATATCTGGATTGGTGCGGTTAATGTAGACCCGCAAAGCAACCCCATTGCGGTATATTGGGATAGTGCGTTAACTCAGCCGGCAGTGCAGCCCATTCGCACATCAGGCGGCTATCCGGCCAATAGCGGTACACCTGCACGCATGTACGTCAACAGCGACTACAGCATCCGTGTGATGAATAAAAATGGCAGCTTGGTTTACAGCGCACCAGCAGTTACCGAGCGATACAGTGGTGTTGTCATTCAGATTGATGCATCTGATGTTCTTTTCACACAGGCTGGTACTGGTGCAGTTCAAAGAACCGTTCAATCTAAACTTCAAGACTCTGTTTCTGTTCTTGATTTTGGAGCAGACCCAAGTGGTTTAGCAGAATGTTCTGCATCGATTCAAGCTGCACTGGATACTGGAAAAGCTGTTTATCTGCCAACTGGTACATACCTAATCAATACCAAGCTCAAACTTGGAGCAGACGGTCAGATTGTTTATGGCGATGGCACAGGCAATGTCAACGAAC